TGCCTATAATCCCAGCACTTTGGGAGGCTGAGGTAGGTGGATCACCTGAGGTCAGGAGTTCAAGACCAGCCTGACCAACGCTTCGCTGACCCGCATGGGAAATGGGCGGGGAAGGACCCGCTAGCCCAAGAATCATGTCGGCTCTGTCAGGCGCGCGATGATCGCTGAGGCACGCCTGAGCGCTTCGAGGTCGTCCGTTAGTTGCGCGATCATGCCGTTCAGCATGTGGATCGCCGCATGGTCTCGCCGCGCGCGAATCGGCTGAGCCACCGCTTCCGGCGTCTTCACTGCGAGCTGCCCCCCCCCTTGCGGCACAGTCGCTTTCGGCGGACGACCGCGGCGTCGGGCTGATGAGTGATCGGTCTGGATCGGCACAAGCTTCCGTTTCATGGCCATCGTCGCCATAAACTTCGCCCGACGTTCCGCTGTCCATTCCGACCCCATCTTCCCCTCCTTGGCTGTTGGCGGCGTCTCAACACGGCTCGCCGTCGGATCCCATCGCTTGCCGCAGTTCACACATTTTCGCCAGTCCTGCGCGCCGATCGGGGCTTCTTCTCGCGCTTCAAAGATCGACGAGCCGCCGCACTTCGGGCACGTCACGCAGACACCCGGGCGATAGGCACAGGCCCCGCCTTCGCCTGCCAGGCTGCAGCCTCCCACACAGGCAGCGGCAGGCCAGACACTCTCGGCCACGGATCCCGCCCCCACGCGACACCCACACGAAAGCGCCGCACCTCGGCCCGTCGCAACACCAGCTCGTTCTCCAGCGCCGCCGTCAATACCGGCGGATCACCCAGGCCCGTCATCGCCGGCCACAGCGCCTCGATCGCCGCCCACCAGGGCCCCGGGTTGTCGGCATACGTGCCGTAGGGTTGGAACTGCTCCCACCAGTCGCAGAACTCGTCATACTGCTGGCGCCCCACATTGCCGCCGTCGACCAGCCGAATCCAGTACCGATGCCACCCACAGCGCCGATCCGCCGCCGTTGGCATCCGACAGGCGTGCGCGCCGGTGCGCCACGTGCAGCCTGAGACGGCTTGTGCAGAGCCGGGTGTGGATGTCTCCGGTCCCGGTCCCTTTCGCGCCATCATGACCCCGTTCCCTCCCCGGCCAGCGAACCTGAAGCTCCGAGATGCTTATCAAAAATCCCCTTGAGCGACTCCGACAACCGTCCCAACCTCCCAGCGCGCTGGGCATCACCCCGCTCCGGATCATCCTGGTCTGTCACACATCTCGCCAAAGGAGGACTAGGAGGTTCCCAATGAGAAGGGGAAGAAGAAAAAGAAGAAGAAGGGGCGGTGTGACATTCCAGAACCGAGGCGTGACCATCCACGTGACCCGCCCGTGACTTCCGTGACTTCTGCTGGCGCAACCGCTCGGATTCACGGGCCTTGCTCTCACGCAACATCCGCCGGTTTTTCACCGTGACCAGCACCGTGACATCATCGTGATAGAGCGTGACAGACGCGCGAATGTCACAGCCGGAGACGGCAATCATCCCCACTTCCGTCACTACAATGTCCTGCGCCGCGGCAAAAAACACGTCCTGTGGACAACTGCACCACTGGAGCCAGGAGGCGAGCGGCAACGTCACCTCCCCGCGTCGACCGGACTCATGCAGCTTACACAGCAGATCCATCCAGATCCCCCGCGAGGCCGGTTGCAGCACCCGCGTGTCGCGGAAGTAATCGTTCCAATAGAACGGCGTCGACGGTGGAGACTTCGCCATGACCTCCTACACACAAAGATAATCGAACCGGCCGGGCCGCACAGACAGCGGCGGAACCGTCCCCGCTCAGAGACCGCTCCGCCACCGCGCCTGCGCGTCAGCGATCCGCCGGGCTTCCTGACTCGGCCGACCGCCCTGTCGGGCTCAACGGCGCACCGACGGCCCCTCCGCAGCCATCGCAGGCTGCGGAACTTCGAATACACATCACGTGCCGGACACAGCCCCGGCACCAAGTGCGCTAGGGAACACACTGGGTGGCGCGGCAGCCATCAGGTCCGCCACCAGCCTGGCCTCCAGAATCTGCGGATCGTCCGGCGCATTCTTCCCCAGGCGCACCCGCTCGTCGCACCAGAATCGGATCGTCGCTGGGGCCGCCACATCGCGCCCCAATAGGACGAAGAGCCGCTCATCCAGCGTCGCACGGTTCAAACAACTCGTGAAATCGCTCAACTCCTCAGCTTTGCGCATGGTCCCCCTCCTGATGAGATGTCTCTGTCAGATCGAACGTCGTTTGCCCGGTCCGCACATCGAGCGCCAGCCGGGCGATCTCCTTCACGATCGCCTGCTCGCGCGCGGCAAAATCCTTCAGCTTCTCCTTACGGTCATCCTTCAAGGCCGCCAGCAGATGAATTTGCCGCGCCAGTTCACGCCCCAACAGTTCCAGCGAGCGATGCTGCGTCATCGGCGTCCCTCCCGTGGTGTCATGTCCCCGTCCTCCTCGCCGCGGTTTTCAGAAAGCGGGCGCGCTTCAACTTCGCCAGCGTCAGGATGACGGGCTTGACAGCGGGCGCGGCGCGGTCGTAATACGGCCCACGGTGGCCGTTCAAGAACGGCAGCAGGCTCCGCGGGATCAGGGTCCAGTTCGACGGATCCGTGTTGAGACGGTTCCCGTCGAGGCTTTTCAGCACGTGGCCCTCGGGGACCGGACCATGCTGCCGTTCCCAGAGATATTTGTGCTTCAACACGTAGCGACGGCCATATCCGGTGTACGGGTTCGTTTCGGCGACGCTGATTTCGATGTAGCCGTCGACGCTCACCCGTTCATGGCCGAGATATTTCGTGTTGTGCGGCAGACCGCCTTTCTTGAACTGAGTCCTGGCGCAGTTGGCATTGAAGGGCATCCGCTTGCCTTTGTTGAACGGGGATCGTGCCCTTGGGAAAGTACCCGGTGCGCCCGGTGCGCCAGCCCTTCCTCGTGCAAAGGGCCTTGAACTGGTCGAGCGTCACGTCGGAGCGGTCGAATCTCCGGCAGAAGAGGGCATGCGCGGCCCGACGCGGCAGCGCGCAATGTTTTTTGATCCAGGCAAGCTCCTTCTGAGAGTATCGGATCCATCCGCCTTTCATTTCTTCGGTCCCTCAATGACCTTGGGATCTTTCCCCATCATGGGCAATAGGTGTTCGAATGCGCCTTTCCCACTGTGTTCGGCGACCAATTCCGCGGCGCGCAACCCAAGGGTGGCGTTGCCGATGATCTGCTCGCTCACCTTCACGATGGCGTCGGTGCGCGTGACTTCCTTGGCGATTTGCTCCGCGGTCAACTCTTCGTCGCTCAACCGTTCCAGCTGCTCGAAGAGATGATCGTTCAGGTCGTTCAGTTTGTTCTTCATATCCCCTCAATCTCGGTCATCGAACGCACCTCGAGCACAGATCCGGCGCCGCCCACACGCACCCGCCAGGACAGTCCTGGCCTTCCGTGCAACCGCAGATCCGGCAGCAGGGCTCCGGCATGTCCTCAAAGCCCGGCATCCCGAGATCGTCCAGGTCCTCCTCATCGACACCGCAGTGATGGACGCAACTCAGCGACTCCTCCGAGTCGTCGTCCCACAGCAGGTCGTCGATGTCGCCATTGCAACAACAGGCCTGGCCGCAGTCCGGACAGGTGTGCATCGCAAGCTCCTCCCTACGGCTGCGCCTCCCGCTCGACCGGCGGATTGTTCCGCAGATGCTCTTCGAACCCGCGCCGGAAGTCCTCCGGTACGTCGTCGGCCTTCGTCGGCCGCAGCACCGGCACCTTCCACGGCCGTTCTTGCACCAGCGTCGTCCGCCGAAAGCCGGCGAAGAACCCGCATCGCACACACCGGGTCTGCCGCCAGAGAATGGTGGAGCCCGGCATCAGCGTCGCCTCACGATAGACGTCCGGCAGAACCCGCCCGCAATCGAGGCAGACATCCCGCCGGTCGTCGGGACAAAGCTGAGCCAAGGGGTTCATCGCCCGCTCCGCCCCGCCGCGCCCGGCAGCGACGCGAGGCACTCCGCCAGCGTGTAATAAATCGGCATGCCCAGCACCTTCGCCATGTCCACCTCGCGATCACTGCCCGGCGAAACCCCCGGGAGCCGGAGCAGACACGTGCAGGCCTGCAGCCACTTCACATCCAGCGCGCACCAGACCGCGTACTCTTGCGGGCACAGATAGTGGGCGAAGTGATAGAGATGCGGGATAAAGGGAATATGCCCCGCCCGATGCACCTCCAGACCGGCCAGCACCGCCTCGCGCACATTCACCGCGACATCGCCGTGCGTATAGGGCCCGGCGATATACACCCGCTCACGTCGAGCCATGCCGCCCTCCCATGACCATCGAACCGTTCAATCGGCGGAGCAGCGCCCGCGCCCGCTTCGCCGCAATCAACTGCACCTGCGCGTGACGCATCCGGCGACGGGCCAGGCGACGCGCCTGCGTCATCGCAAAACAGGTTCGGCAGCGAACCACCGTCCGCTTGCTCACTCGCCCGCCACAGTCCATGCAGCCGCTCATAGCCGCACCCGCCGCCGCCGACTCTTCCGCCACGACGCCATCCGCTCCAGACAATGCCCGCAGTGGGCCTTGCCCCGCTCCGCGTCCCGTTGGCAGTTCATACAGCGCCGAATCTCCACCCGCTCGCGCGCGAGCAGCACTTGGGAGCGCCAACCGCAATTCAGGCAGCGCGCCTCATCATCCGTGCGAACCAAACAGCCACGACACTTGGGACAGATCATGATCGGCTGGCCCTCCTACGGCTTCGATCGCGTCGGCAATAATGCGGTAGGCAAACGGGAGCGACAGCCCCGGCATCGCCTTCACCAAATCGTCAGCGAGCAGCACCCGGCAGGCCCAGCGCCGTTCCGCCGTCGGGAACTCGCAAATGGTCTGCGCCATGGCGCGCACCCACTCGTGCCAGGCCGTCGCATTCGCAATATGCGGTCGGGACTCGCGCAGATCGGTAAAGAGGTCGACGAGGCTGTCAGCCATGGCGTACCCCCTTATCTTTCACCCACACCACCGCCGCCCCGAACACCACAAAAATCAACAGCACCATCAGCGAGCCGATCACCAGCCCGCCCTTCCAGAACGCGAGCGCACAGGGATGGGTCAGATCCATCGGAGCCTCCTCACGGTTTCCACGCCGACCGGCCCTGCATCCGGTCCAGCTGCTTCCGCCAAAATCGGCGGTCCGCCATCTCATCCAGAATCAACCGCGCCAGCGCAAAGACAAATCCGAACACCAGCCCCACCTGCACCAGGATCGTCAGCAGCCGCATAGCCACCTCCCGAGTGAGCGCACACCAAAATAGGTGCCATACGCCGTCAGGACGATCGTACTGACGACAATCAGCAGACCGACACCGGGCGGGATCGGCTCCGGCACTTCCGGCTCACTCCGGCCCGCCGCCGCCCGTTCCCACTCTTCGACCAAGACCGATGCATCGGGAATGACGGAGTGTTTCGTGGTGGTCATCGTGGCCTCCGGGCTCGATTGGTCTCGCGGATCTGCCGCCGCATCTCCTGAATGCGCGTCGCCGAAATCGGCGAAGCGAGAGGCCACGAGACACGGCGCGGGCGCACGTCCTCGTTCGCCACTTCCACCCGGAGCGCGGCCTTCACCGCGTCGAGTTCGTACCGCAGCAACCGCCCGACCCGCAGATAGGGAATCTGCCCCGCCCGCGTCATGCGGAAGATCTTGGATGGGGAGCAGCGCAGTTCGCGCGCGAGTTCAGGCACCGTGAGTTCCGGCATGATTACTCTCCCAACGGCAACTCAACTCCCAACTCCAGCAGTTCCATCTTCAGCGTAAAGATTTCCTGTTCAGCACGACGAATCTTCTCGCGTTCACGCTCCAAGGCCGTCTTCAGCACTTGGATCAACGGTCCATTTCGCACATCCGTAGACACCGCGCTCCTACCCCCGTACCCGTTCCGCGACCGGCTGGATCAACGTCCATGTGGCAATCAACTCCGCCTGACTGATCAACCGCCGCTCATCGGCCTGCTTGGCCCGATTGGCCAGCACGACTCGATCGACATACTGGCCACAACACAAGCAGTGCCACCCCGCGCATTCCTGGCCGGCATCAAAGGCGCTGAGGGTATAGTCGGCGCTGGCGTGAAAGCGGAGGGACACTTCAGGAAACATGCGGGCGGCACACTTCGGACAGGTCATGGAAGGCTCCTTGAGAAGGGCCCAGTGCTCATGCTCCCTGCGGCTTCCACCCCGCAAAGAAATGCCCATCCTTCCAGGCGAGTGCCCGGCGAGCCAGAGCGACATAAGCACTGAGCTTGTTTGTTCCAGGTTGGCATCGTGGAAGCGTGCTCCTTTCGGATTCAGTTTTTCATGGCAGACAACGTCTGCCTTTGTCTGACAATGTCGCCTTGGCGATCGCGGACCAACGGTCTAAGGTCCCGGTAGTAATCGAGGTGATACGTGGCTGTGCGGGCCAACTCATTTTCGAGCGCACTCAAGACCACTTCATTGACCGAGCAACTCCGGCGACAGGAGGCGCTCAGGCAATCGTCGAGGATCTCCTTCGGCAGGCGGATGGTCAGGCGCTCATCTAGTCGTGGGCGCGGCATCAGGCCACCTGCTCCGGTTTGGCATCGAGCGCTTCAAGCCCTTTGCGAATCACGCGCACGGTCTGCTCAGTCAATGTGCGCCCATTCGTAAAGGCGAGGTCTCGAAGGCGTTGATCAATATCAATTGGGGGATAAACGGTGAACGGTCTGACCTTGGTGTGCTTGAGCGGCTTTCGTCTCTCACGCTTCATGTAGCGATGTATACACCGCTACTTGAATCGTGTCAAGACATATTTACATTAAATTTATGGAGGCGGTATGCTGGCGCTTATGGAAGGGAAAACCAGAGTTTATAGCGTTCGGGTGCCGCTCGATCTCGATGCGCGCTTGCAACGCATCAGAATAGAACAGGCCCATATTAAGCTATCAGTCTCAGGGTTCCTCTTAGAGGCCGTCAAGCTCTATGTGGATCATGCAGAGCGTTTCGGTATTGATGATAATTTGGTGGTTAGGGAACCGATAGAGCCGTACCAGCGGAAGCCTCTAAAAAAAACAGCTCGGTAATACAACCAATTCAACAACCGCGAGGTGCGCGATGAGCCAGGATCAGCCGATCTCCTTGTCATGCTATCGCGCCTGCCGGAACGGGCAATTGCTCCTGCTGCTCGCTGATCGCTGTGAGTATTGTCCACTGAAAGCCTGATGATGCTCGGCCGCCTCGGCACAACGGAACTGGCGATCATTTTCATTGCCGTCTTTTTCTATTGCCTCCCGTCGCTGCTTGCCTGGTACCGATCGCATCACAATGTCCTGGCGATTACGCTCCTGAATCTTTTGCTGGGCTGGACAATTATCGGCTGGCTGGCGGCGCTCATTTGGGCCGCCATGAATCCTCCACCAAGGGCCTAAATAGGAGGACTATATGCATCGCCCACCGCTCCCCTCGCTGCCGCTCGCACTCGTGGGATTCCTGGCGACTGCCTGTGCCGCACCCGAGCAAGTCTATTTTACCAAACCTGGGGAATGGGACCCGGCGGTCTTGGCACAAGATGAAGCGGAGTGCGAAGCGCTTGCGACAAATTCTTCGACATATCGCCGCGCCTTCAACAATCCCTTCCTCTCGATGTTCGCGCGAGACATCCTCCTGGATCAAATACGAGACTGCTTGATCCAACAACGTGGCTGGCACACCACACACACGGTCAAACAGCCCTATGAGCTTCCTCACGCTTCAACCGAACTTCCCTAAGAGGCGGTAGCCGTGGAGCGCATCACCGATACCCTCTATGCCCCGTCCCCTCAGTGATCGCGGCCTGCGTCGGCGAATCAATGCCGCCGGCGAGGACGTCTGGTACGTCTACCTCGCCATCGGTGGGCGGATGCAGCACTTCGGCAGCTTCGCCAGCGCCGACGAAGCGCGGGCCTTCTATCAGCAGGCGAAGACCGAAGAACGTCAGGGCCGCTTCTTCCCCGAGGCGCACAAACACCGGGCCGCGCCCTTGCTACGCGGGCTCCTGGAGAGGTACGAGATTGATCCGCGCAAACCCAGCGCGAAGCAGGACCAGACCTATCTGGCCTGGTGGCTCGCCCGCTGCGGCACCCTGACCCTCGCCGATCTGACGCCCGCCTGGATCGAGCAGCAACGTCATCGGTTAGAACAAGAGGGCCTGGCCCCGCAGACCGTCCTGCACTATCTCAAATTCCTCCGGCATCTCCTGAACCGCGCCGTGCGCGACGACCTCCTGCCGGCCAATCCGTTCACCACCGTCCGGTTGCCAAAGGTCGCGCCGCCGCCCCTGCGGTTTCTCTCGCCCGTCGAAGAACGGCGGCTCCTGCGCGCCCTCCATCCGCGCGATCGGCTGGCCGTGCGGTTCGCCATCGTCACCGGGCTCCGTCGCGGCGAACAACTCGCGCTGCGCTGGGAGCAAATCGACTGGCGGAGCCGCACCCTCACCCTCCCGCACACCAAAGCCGGACACCCCCAGCACCGGCATCTCAGCCGCGAGGCCATCGGCCTCCTGAAGGATCTCCGGCGGCGAGCCGGACAATCCCCCTGGGTCTTTCCCTCGCAGAATCCCGCCCGCCCCATCCAGCCACGGAACTTTCATCGGCGGATCTTTCAACCCGCCGTCGCCTTGGCGAGGCTGACCCATCTGACGTGGCACCACTTGCGGCACACCTTCGCCTCGAGGCTGGCGATGTCGGGACAGTCCGACCAAACCATCGCGGCGCTCCTCGGTCATGCCTCCACGGCCCTGGTGAAGCGCTACGCGCACCTGTCCCCCAGCCATCTGCGAGAGGCGATTGAGCAGGCCAGCCGGTTCGGGCACGTGACAAAAACGAGACAAATAGGCAGGCGTTCGAGATGGCGGTCCGTAAGTGGTTGATTTCTGGTGCGCCCGGCTGGAATCGAACCAGCGACCCTCAGCTTAGAAGGCTGTCTCTCATGATCACCAATATGCTAAATGCAGGCATTTGCTGCAATTTGTGATGGCTGGAGGGGGCGCAGGAGGGCGCAGGAGGGCTCGGAAGGCGTGGGCGACTTGAAAAAAACTGGAGAAAAGATGATGATAATATTTTCGCACACTCAACTTGAGTACAGCCGACTATCTCGGGAGCATTCGGGGTGACTGACTACTACAAGCGAGACAACGAGATGAGGCACCACCGACCGTCGGTCTTGATTGGATGCCTCCCCATCATACTCCTGGCTTGTGCGCCAGGGACGGAGCCGTCAGCGCCCGCTATTCGGCTCGGGAGCGTGGTCTTGATCGGGGATAGTCGCGTGGCCCAGGATCCCATTGAGACCCTGTGCGGACGGCCAGTGCTCAAGATCGGCGTCGGCGGCGATAGTTTCGATGCCTTCTCCCGTGCCGTGCCGTGGGCCGCGCTCCGCCAGGCTCTACCTGTGGCGATCTATGTGGCCATAGGCATCAATTTCAGTTACCTGGGCCAGGAGACCCCGGCGGATCTCTGGATGCTGTCATGGGAACGGTTCATCGATGATCTGCGGACATTAGGCGCACCGGTCTATGTGGTAACGATTGCGCCCGCTGAACCGTATGACGCCGGACTCACGAGTAATCAGGTGTGGGTGGACTGGGTGAATAACGCCATGCGCACGGTGACTCAAACGCGCCGATGGCCGCTCATCGACCTCGATCCGCTAGTGCGTGCCGTCCATCAAGATCCGACTGGCCGCTATACCTATGACGGGATCCATTTTGTGCCAGCCTGGTACACCACGCTTCACCAGGCCTATGGGCAGCACTGTCCGATTTGACCTTACATCAGCCTCTCTTATGTCCCATATTGCACCGGCATTCGGCTGAACCAGATCCGCCATTCGCGGAGGAGCCGCTCGTCGGCCTCTCGCTGGGCCGCACGTTCGGCATCTTGCTCGGCCCGGTGCCGGAGAATGGCCCGGTCGATCCGCTCGCCGCAGTTCAGACATTTCCAGCAATAGCCGGTCTCGTTCGGCTCGCACTGTCGGCGGCACCGAAACCACTCCCGCACCATGAGCCCCCGACAGCGGTCGCAGGTCATCAGCAGGCCCTCCAGACGCCGCGCTCTAGGTACCCGTGCCAGGTCCCGACGTTGGACTGTGTGACCAGAATGGACGGCGACACGGTGATCGTGTCATCGTCATGTTCGACCACCGTGTGCGCGCGGAAGTTGCCGAGCAGGCCGTTCGGCGTAATCCCGACCCAGCCCATCGAGCTCTTCCAGTAGTCGCCCGGCTTCACGATGCTCGGCGGATGATCGCCGTCAGAGAGCCGACGGCCCTTCATTGTAGCGTGCCGAGACCTGGACACTGCTCCAGCGGCTTGGCCTCGCTCGGCTGTGACCGTTGGCCCTTGCAGTAGACGAATGGCCCGGACAGGTTGATGCGCCCGCCGGTCATGCTGGCCTCGATCGTCGCCGTCGCCTTCTCTCCGCCCTGGATGTAGACCGCCTCGGAGCAGCCGGCCAGCAATCCATATAGCAGCAGCGGCACGAGGATCGCGTGCGCTTTCTTGTTGCGCAGGATCAGCTTCGACAGCCCGGACAGGCTGAGCGTCTGGTGGACGGCCGTGCCGGCCGCGCCGCCCAGCGCCCCCGTCGTCGGATCGACGCCGAGTTCGGGCACGAAGAACGCTAGCAATCCACCGATCGCCGTCGAGACGGTCGGCACCAGTGTCTTTGGCACGCGCTTGATCACGCGATCCGGCACGATCTCGCGGACCAACCACTTGACCAGCTCCGTGACAGCCGGAGCGACGATCGGAATCAGAATCGCTGCATTCATAAGCTCCTCCCGGTTTAGTGTCTCCAACATTGCAGCTTGACCTCACGCCACGTCTGTTGCGCCTGCAACCATTGCTGCAGCCCGTCGTCCGTGAGCGCCATGGCTTCGCTGCGCCAGATTCCATCCCCGTCCTGGTAGGCCCGCGTCGGCAGGAACGGCTCCATGGCTTCCATCGCGCCGCGCAGGGCCTCCACGCAGGGATCCGCCTTGTAGATATAGCCGTCATCCGGCGGCAGGGAGGCATTTCCGCGAGTCGCCTTGAAGATGAGTGCGCAGGCCAGCACAAGGCCGAGCACGACGAGGAACCAGACCGTCTTGCGGAACCGGTCCACGAACCGATCAAAGTCAAAATCGTCCGGCGTCATGGCTGATCTGATTTGGCCTCCTCAGCGTGGTCTGGCGGCTTTCTCCAACTCACGGAGGCGTTGCTCCTGATCCGCGGTTTGCTCCTTGAGGCTTCCCAATTGGTTTTCGAGCTTCCAGAGTTTCGTATCGTGCTCTCGGAGGAACTCCCACTGCTTCGCGTCGGCAGCCCGTTCGCTGTCAGCTCCGTGGCTCCAAAACCAGCCAAGGCACCCAAGCAGAACGAGAATAAGGCTGCCAGCAACCATGAACAGAGCCTTATAGTCCACGGCACTCGTCCGAACAGACACCGGATCGTCCCCCTCGTCATCGTGCGCCATGACATAAGACCTCCTTAATCCGTCGCCTTCCCCCGCTCCGCGCACTCATACATCGCATGATGGTGGGCCTCATCATGCCGGTACCCGACGCCGCACCGCGGGCACTGATACCGCTTCAGACCGTCGTCGTGCCCGTCCTCGGCCGTTCGGCGAGACGGCACACGAGATTGACCGCATCCAGCGCCTTCGGATGGTGATAGTTCAGATAGATCCACCCGTCTTTCCGATTCGTTTCCAGTTCGCCTAAGCCAAATTGTTTCAGGATACCTTCTTCGTGGTCGTGCACAGCCAGCCATCGCGCCGGGCAATATTCGAACTCGCGCGTGTCCAGGTGGAAGGTATTCCCGCTGTAAATGCCCCATGACACCCGTTGCAGCCGCGTCAACGCGGTATAGACCTGCGCCAGCGGCACACTGGAGCAGGTCGCATCGACGGCGCTCGGCCGGTTCGGATGCGCCCCGCGAATCAACTTGATCGGCGCATCAAGGAGTTCCCGCAGGACCTTCATCCAGAACATCGTGTCGTAGCTGATCGGCGTCCAATCGATCGGCGTGCCGTTCAGATACCGCTCGCCGTCGCGGAACCAGGGACCAATGGCTTTCAGTTCGATCGGCGTCATGCGTTATCCGCAGATTTCTCCGTAAATGCCCGACTGCGTGATCGTCGGCTCGCCGTTGTCGCCGCGCCAGGTGATCGTGCCCACGCTGGCCGAGCCCCATTCGTTCCATGACAGCACATGACGACCGACTCCGGGAAATCCTTTGTACTGCGCGTGAATCTGCACCACGGCGCCGGCGCCGTCCAAGCGCCCGTAGAACCCGGAAAAGGACGTCGTCGAGTCGACGCCCACACCCACGACGCTATAGTTGCCCGCATTGCTTTGAACGAAGTTGGCCTGAATCCTGGCCTCGACCGCGTCCTCCGCCACGCCCTGCACATAATCGAGCTGGTTGGCAGCCGAGGCGTTCGCCTGGCGGATCGTCGCCGTATTGTAGGACCAGGTATCCGTCGCCTCCTGCGCCCGCATGGGCCGCACCCGCCGATGGTAGTAATTCCACACGTATCGCTTCGCGAGCGAGTCTTCGGTCTGCCCCGACACCCCCGTCGTGCGGAAGGAGCCGAGATAGCGCCGCGTGGTCGCCCCGGATTTCACCAGCACCCCGTCTTGATAGGCCAGTGCCGTTGCCCGGGTGGTGTCGTTCGTCCAGGCCAGCGCCTCGAGCGTCGGCACGCCGGCGTTGTCGTAACAGAACAGGTCATACATCGTGTTGGTCGTCGACGGGACGGCGATGCTCATCTGCGCCGATGTGCGCACCTTCCAGTACAGTCCGCTATAGAGCGCAATCCGGTTCCCGACCATGGGCGTGACATAGAGCGTCGTCGCCGCCGTCACATCCGCCGTCGTCACCGGCGTCCCGGAGGTCAGCGTCATGCGGAAGTCCTGGGCCGTGTCGGCCAGATCCACGGGGAAATGGGCCAGTTCTTCGAACAGCGAGCCCGTGCGTTTCACCAGCAACCAGAACGACGTGTCGCTCAGCACGAAGTCGAGCCCGTTGCGGAGCGTGATCTGCCCGGTGCCGCCCGAGTTGTGCTTCACCGTGACCACGTGCGCGTTATTCGTGATCCGGAGCCAGAGCAGGCTTCCGTCCGGCACGTTGGTTTGCGCGACATTCGTCAGGTCATCGGTGCCCGCGCCGCCTTCCGTATCGATCTTGATGATCCCGGCCGCGCCGTCGGCGGGAGTGATCGAGCCGCTGGCGATGGTGAGCGACTGCTCGGCCACTCCCACCCCAGGCACCTGGGCGATGGCGTCCCGCTGGTCTTCGAACGCGACTTTTTGCTCGCCCTCCGTGCGGGCGGCGTTGGACAGATAATTAGCGGCTGGTAAGCTCATAGAGGTCCCTCTTTTCCGTGATCAGTGGCCTGGTGTCGTCGACGACATACTCCTGCCGGAACCGCACAATGGCGAGCAGCTCCCGGAACTTCTTCACATAGGGCGGCGGGGGTGACGGCGGCGGGGCGGGTTCCAGCAGGCTCGATCGCACCAACGCCTCGAGCTCGCCGGCCGTCCATCGCTCCACCGGACGCCAGGGCGGCGGCGCCGGAATCTGAATGAAATCGAACCCGCTCGCGGACGGCAGCTCCACCTCGATCCGGCAGATCCAGCCGGCCACCCCCTGGCTCTCGCGATGCATAAGCGGTTTGGCTTCCACACAGCGTATCCGGACGTCAGTATCCATAGATCGTTCCTTCGGCCAGGCCGGCGGTCTGCACGTGCGCGACGTCATAGCCGATCAGCAGCGGCCCCGGGACCACCTCGCGATCGGCCACCTTGATCGTGGCCAGCGTGCCGCCGTCGTCCTGCGGCAGCGCGGACACGCTGCGGATCGTGTGAAACTGCTTGGTCGGCGACAGGCGCGTGCCGCCGACCGGGATCATCACATCATTGAACGATTCGGTCAGATCCGGCATGTCGAACAGGACATTGAGAACGGACACCTTGCCCTGGATCTGCCCGCCCACGGCAGAGAGGAGGAACGTGTAGTCCTGCCGTTTCGGGAACTCCAGCGCCCCGGGCCAGCCCACGAAGTCCGGCGCCGCGCCCACCCAGAACAGCGCGGCATCGCTCGACCAGAACACCGCGGCATCGCTCGACCAGAAGAGCGCCGTGGCCCCCGGCTTGTAGTAGAGCGTCCACCCCTGGGCCGTAATGCCCACTTGCAGCCGCATGATGCCGGTGGCCCAGACGGCAGCCGGCCGCACCGTGAATTCATAACTCATGTTCTTATAGGAGCCCGTCCAGTAGAGGGCGCTGTCGTTCGACCAGTAGAGGGCGCTGTCGTTCGACCAGTAGAGGGTTTGACTGTCGGCAACCAGATTGCCGCCGCTCAGGCTGCAGTCAGTATAGGTGCCGGGAAAGCCGTCGGCTTTGAGATCCAGCGTCTCGGCCAGATTGCGCAGCACCAGGGCCGATTCGTCCTGGAGCAGCCAAGCCGCCGTCTGGCTCTGGTTTCCCGCCACATCGACCGCCTTCACCATCACCACGCGGGTCGAGCCGTCGGGAATCAGCGGATAGCTCGTGTCGGTGATCGGCACATAGGTGAGCTGAAACGCATCGTCCCAGATCGGCAACGTGCCCGGGCGGATCCGGACCAGGAATCCGTCGAAATCGACCGGCGGCGTCGGATAGGCCCAGCGAATCCCGTCGCTGTCGAACGTCAGCGCCGTCACATCCGGCGGGGGCGTCGTCTTGCCGATCACCGTATGGTTCAGCACCGTGGCCCACTCCGACGTGGCGCCTACATCGTCGTTCACCGATCGGAGCCGCACGTCATAGGCCGTGCCATCCTCCACAGGCAGGATGGAAATCTGCGGCGCCGTGCCCGACACGGCCGCGAAGATCTGACTCCAGGGGCCGTTCGCCTCGCTCTTCCGGAACTGCGCCTCGATCTTCGAAACGGGTAAACGAAACCCGGACAGAAACTGAAACGAAATCAGGATGCGGCTTTGATAGCTGCCGTCCACATCCCGCACCAGCACGGTTTCGTCGCTCTGCACCGCGTCGATGATCGGGATGGGCAACGGCGAGAAGACCGGCACCGGCAGGGTGATCTGACTGTCGAACGCTGGAATCGGCCCGCTGTCCGCCGTCAGCACGGCCGGGGCCGCATCCACCAGCACGAGCTTCGCCGTGAGGTCGGGCCCGGGCTCGATACCCTTTACGATCATTTCCACACTCTCGGCGTTGAGCACCCCCATCAGCACCAGATCGCCCACCGCCGGCTTCGTCGCCGACGGAATCGCCGCCGTAAAGGTGAAGACCGATTGCTCGCCCGCCGCCGTGATCACCTGCTGCACCAGCGACGTGCCGTCGCTCTTGCGGAACCGCGCCGCATAACTCAGCGCCCCGTCCATCGTGATCGTGTCGTCGAGCGTGAAGCCCGTCGCGTTCCCGCCTCCGTCGGTCGCCAGCGCCTTGATGCGCCCGTAGCCCGCCCCGAAGAGCGGCACATCATGCACGACCCGCACGAGATCCCCGCGGGTGCAGACCAGATTCTCGACGTCCGCATGCAGCTCGTACACCTCCGGCCGGAGCTGGGCCACGGCCAGGTGATAGCGGCCGAGCTTCCACGCCTGCTCGCTCACGGTGACGCCGATCAAGTCGAGCGTCTCGAATTTCGTCGCGTTCGAGGCACTGTAGCCGTCGGCATAGACGAATTGTTCATCCTGCTGCCAGTCGCGATCCGGATTCACGAAGCGCGTCTTGAGCGCGTGCGGCAGGTCCACATAGACCTTCGTTCCGCGAAAGCCCCAGGAATTGCGCGGCGTGAAATGCTGCACCGGCGTGGTCTGCGCCAGTTCTTCGACGACGCTGTACTTGCCGTCGCGCAAGCCGAAGCTCGCCCGCGCCGCCGCCAGCACGTCGCGGCACAGCTCGAACACCGTCGTCCGGTAGTCGATCACCCCATTGAACTCAAATCCCTTGGCGACGCAGCGGGTATGGAAGGCCTGGAGCGTGGTCAGATCGAGGCGGCTGTCGGCCAGCGGCCGGGCGTTGGCGCTGCCCTGGAGAATGTTCCGGTAGATGCTCGCGGGATTGCTCGTTGGGCGCGTGACCCAGGCCGCCCCGTTCCAGTCGGGGAGCACGCTCTGCGCGATGCAGTTGAACTGCTCGACCGTGCCGTTGAGCTGCCCCGTCGCCTTGATCCGCATCGCCACCAGGCATAACCCGGCCTTCGCCACCGGCGGCGTGGTCTGCACCGTCCGCAGCATGCTCCAGAACACCGTGTCAGTATGCACGAAGGCGGGCGCGGGCGCCGACTTCGTCACCTTCACCCGCACCTGATACTGCGCGCCCGCGTCCGGCGGATAGAACTTGATCCCGTGCCGGAAGGGCTGGCGCGTATTGGCGGTGAGGCCCAGCGGGTTGTAGGCGTTCCGGCCGCCGGTAAACTGCCCGTTGAAATCCGCCACGGCGCCCGTGCCGTTGTTCCCCGCCTTATTGGAGGCGATCACGGAATTGTAGGGGTAGCCGTCGGTGGAGTTGTTCACAGCGCTGATCACCTGGCTCGCCGTCGCCCCCGTCGGGTAGGTGATGCGGAACGTGAGGCCGAACCATTCCACTTGCACCGCGCTGAGCGAGGTGTCCAGCTCCATGATCAGGCGATAGCTGTTGCCGCCGGTCCCGCCGACGTTGGCCTCGAAGTGGATGTCATTGTTCGCGCCGGCGAAGTTGGTCTCGACCGAGGCGGCGACCGCCGGCTCCGCCAGATCGAGCGTTGTCCAGGACACATCGCCCACCTTGCGAAAATCGACATAGAACGTCACCGAGTTCGGAATGTCGCTGCGACTGTCGGAAAAATAGGTCGCCAAGCCGTTCGGCAGCGTCCATTCCACCGAGATTTCTTTCGCGTTCGGCTGCGTGGTGCGCTGCACGAAGGCCGCCCCGTCGAGCAGCTCGATCGACAGCGGGTCTTCATACACATCATCAGGAAAGAGCGTGATCGGCTGATCGTCGGCATAGCCATAGCGGACTTCCAGCTCGACGTCGCTGAACTGCTCGATGTCCGTCTGGCCGATCTTCAGGTCCTCCAGCGTGAGCGGACCATAGCCGCAGCAGAAGAGCAGGCGCAGGTATTGATCGTTCCCGACGATCTCCGTGAATGGCCGGGCCGCCAGCGGCGGGAAAATCCGGTGCCGCCCATAGACCCGCGGGATCGGCGCATAGGGCGCCAGTTGGTTGCTCGTGCCGGTGAGCGACAGCGTGGGGCTGAGATTCAGACTGGAGAGATCCTGCAGCTTCGGCTTCGGCGGAGGAATCAGCGCATTGACCGCGAGCGTGCCGGCGATGGAGACGGTTGTCGTAATAATCGCCGCCCCCACAGCATTGGAGACGCCGATCGAGGAGGCGAAGGCTGCACCATAAAATTGACCAGACGCGACCGCCAAGGCGACCACCGCGATCATGGCAACGATGCGGAGTGCGTCCTTCCCCTGCCCGCCGTCCGTTGGAATCGCCCGAACGGTCACAAATTGGCCAGCGCGTGGGACCGCCCATTCCCATTCAGCCTTGGGAACCAGTTGATCGTCGATGAAGACCCGTGCGAAAATGCGGTCAGGGTTGATGCCGAGGCCGCGCATCATCTCGGCCACGGTCGTCCCTTCCGGGATGTATTGCTCAATGCGATCAATGGAGAACGGGCGCGGACAGGCCACGAGACGAACAGGAGGCGGTATCATGCGAGCATTTGGACTCTTCATCGTCACGGCCGTCATGTCCGGCTGTGTCTCAAGCATCGGCGAACTCCGGGAGAGTGCGCCCACCAAACAAGCCGCCTTCTCGCAGAATCCTGAATCCCTCTCCTACTGCTCCCATCGCGCGATGGAAGCGAAGGATTCGATCTATCTGTTTCGGTTGTCCCATAGCCCTGATCGTCGGCATTTCTTCATTACCGCCACGCGCACATCGGATTTCCTCACTCAGCGGCAGATGGCCGGTCTTGAAGTTCATTTTCAATCCATTCAGCATGGCAGCCTCGTCGAGATCCGCGAAGGAGCCGTCGATGGCTCCTGGCTGGCGCGTGACACATGGCCGCTCATTGAGCAATGCTCCCAAGAGTCCCCCTCCACCGCAGCACCGACCAGAGACGCCGCTCCCAAATAGCACTGTCCCAGCGTTCGAGGGCCGCGCCGATCCCGCGTTGACAGTGCAGGAACACCGGCGGCGCGATCGCCAACCCCGCATGGCACACCTGCCCATGAATCCGGAACAGCACCACATCGCCAGGCTTGGCCTCGCTCGCGCGCACGTCATCCCACCCGAGCGACTCCCGGTTGATCAGCGCGTGAATCTCGGCCCGGTCGGTCGTGGTGGGATAGTCCTCGGTATAGTCCGGCACCTCGATCCCGAACCCGCGCCGGAGCGCCAGCCGCACCACGCCCCAGCAGTCGCATCCGGCGGCCGTGCGCCCCTTCTCGACGAAGGGGATCCCGATCAGGTCGGTGATCCATTCAGCTCCCATAGATCCCCGCGAAGTCCTGCGGCGTGAAGGCCCCCTCGGGAAACGGCTCGAGCACGATTTCCTCCAGCGTGAGATCCCCTTCGACCACCAGCTGGTCGTAGTTCGACTGCCGCAGCGTGAACCCGGGAAAGCTCGCCTCGAGCGTGTTCGGCTGGCTCGCCACTACGACGTCGAGCTGGATCGTGGGCGGGCTCGTCAGGCTGCGCAGCGATTGCACGATGGTGCGGTCCACGTTGTCGATCACCAGGCGCATCCGCGGCGGCGCGTCCTCCCGCTCGTCCGGTAGCACCAGCGTGAAGGGAAAGGCGGTGAACGTATTGCCGCCGCTCACGATGTTTTCGGTATTGTTCACCACGCGGATCGGCACGCTCAGCGAGGCGTGGCTGATGGTCAGAAGCAGCAGGAAGACCGATCCGGTCTCCGGCGCATGGATCGACTGCTTGGCCAGGCTGCTCAGCGTGCGGCTCACGGCAGAATCTCCATCTGACAACTCACCCGATAGGTGATCGGGCCGATCGCGTGATATTGCGGCGGCGTCACGAAGCGAAAGCTCGCCGCACTCCCCGTGCGGGGATGCGTCCAGTCAAAGGCCGCAGTGCCGCCGGTCAAGGTGGTTTGATAGAAGGTCTCCAGCGTGGCCACCTGGGTCTGCGTCATGAGAAAGCTCATCGTGAACGGCCGGATACCGGCCGTGGACCGCCGCCGGAGTTTCGGCGGCCCCACATCCATCTGCGTCCGCAGCGCCACATTCGGCGAGGTCTCCTGAAAGGTGCTGAAATCCGGCGCTTGCGGGAGCGTGCCAGGCCAGCTCGCCACTTAGCGCCTCCCCGGGGCCGGGGTCAGGCCGAACCGTCGGCCGAAGGGCGCGTCCATGTCACCGCCCTGGATCATCCCCTGCACCATGTCGCGCACCGTCACATAGATGAGCTGCCCGCCGTCGGGCCCCTGCCGGCTCGACGTCTGGACGTCATTCTGGCCATAGTTGTTCACGATCACCGTCACGCCGGCGCCGGCCCCAGGCGGGTCCACCGTGACGTTCTCCCCCGGTCGAGCCCAAAACCCCACCGCCACGCTGTCGCCCCCGCCGGCCCCGGGGATGCGGAAGCTGCCTCCTTCGGCATAGCCTTTGTTTCCCGTCACGGCCCCGACGTTGAAATCGAGATCCACCGCCCCTGAACCGCCGCCGCCTCCGCCCCCGAACAGCGCCCCGGCGAGCGTGCGCGTGATATATTGGCCGGCGAGCTGGCTCGCGACCTGCTTGGCGAACGAGAGGAAGGACGCCATCACGTCCTTGAGCCGCGTGATCCGGCCCTCCATCGCGTCGAAGAAGAACCGACCGGCCGATTGCTCCACCGTCTGAAACGCCCGGCGCGCCATGTCGGCCGCGAGGCCGAAGCCCGACTGCGTGTCCTTCACATAGCGGCGCATGCCTTCGGCCCAGCCCTCGAGGAAATCGTCGGAATACTGCTTGACCGCCCGGTCATAGTTCGCCAGCGTCCGCAGCATGAGCGTTTCGCGCTGCTGTTCGGTCAGGTCGGTGCGGCTCAGGATCTCGTTCGCCAGTTCATAATCGTGGTTCTGCCAGGCGATGAGCAGCCGCCCGGCCGTCTCTTGATCGAGCGCCAGCTTCTGCGCGAGGTTCGCCCGGACCAGGTCCAGTTCCTTCTCCAGCATCAGTTCGTTGGACGCGCCCACCTGCTCGGCATAATCGCGCCAGGCCGTGAGGTTCTCGGCCAGACTGTCGCGCTCGCGTTTGGCCTGGTCCTGCCGGGCCCTGTCGAGATCGATCTCGAGCTGCTCACGGGCCTTCCGTTGCTTGAAGGCCGCCTCATCGAGGCGCTTCTGCGCCGCGAAGGTCTCCTCGCGGGCCTGCCGGTTTTCCCGCTCCCGCGCCGCCTCTTTGTCGAAGGCCTCGTCGATCTCGGCCTGGTGTTGCCGGAACAGCTGCACCATTTCGTCGCCGGTGCCGCGGACGCTGGCGAGGTATTCCTGCCCCAGCAGCGTCAAGCCCTGGATATAGAGCTGGTAGCCGGTCTTCTGCTTGTCGAGGAACTCCTGCCCCATGGCCGTGAGGCCGGTGATGTAGAGCTGATAGTCGGCCTGGAGCTTTTTGACGTCCTGCTCTTTCGTGGCGAAGAACGGCTCGACCTGGGCCTTTTCGATACCGGGCGGCGGCGGCAGGATGCGGAGATTCCGCCCGCCCCCTTCGGGCTTCACCACGCCGATGTTCGGCTGCTCCGGGATCGCCAGGAGGGCCTTGGCCAGATTATGGGCGTCCTCGATGACCGTCGTCAGCGCATGGGCCAGCGCGTCGAACTTCGGAATCAGCAGATTGCCCACGTCGTTGGTCACGCCGCGAACGGCGGATTTCAGTTTCGTCAGTTCGTCGTTGAAATGCTCGGCGGCCTTGGCCGCCTTGTCGTCCATCACCAGGCCGAGCCGATCCGCCTCCTGGAAGGCCTCGCGCAGGTTGGAATTGAGCAGCGGCAGGGCCTCTTTGCCGCTCCGGACCAGCGCGAGCATGGCCTTCGCCGTCTTCTCCGGCCCCTCAGGCATGAGGCGGAACTTGTCGTTCAATTCGAGCAGCAGCTCGATCGTGCTCTTGAACTGGCCGTTCTGATCTCTGGTGGAGAGCTGCAGCAGATCGAGATTCCGCTTCGCTTCGCCCAGGCCGAGATCGGCCTCGATCATCTGCTTCGAGAGATAGCCGACCGAGGCGGAGAGCGACTGCAGATCGAGGTCTGACAATTGCGCCGCATAGCGCAGGCGGGCCGTGTCGGCGATAGTGGTACCCATGCGCTGGCTGGTCGTCACCAGCTCGTCGCCATAATCCGCCGTGCTCTTGGCCACGGCGAACAGCGCCCCGCTCACCGCCGTGAGCTGCACCCGCCAATCGGCCACGACCCTCTGGAAGTCCTGGGCGATCCCGCCCGACTTCTTCATCTCGCTCTGAAACTGATCGGCGATCAGCTTCAGAACGAGGGCCAATTCGCGGTTTTCGGGCATCTCAGTTCGCTCCGGTAATGTCGGTCGGCCCGCCATGCGAGCCGCGCAGGTTCAGCAGTTTCGATATCCGGCCCGTCAATGACGACAGTCCAGCGCCCAGCCCGCTAATGCCTGTCACGCGCACCAGGTTGATCTCTTGCAAATTGAGCACAGCCGAGAGGGATCCGACCGCCGACAGCGCCCCGGTCAGGGCCCGCGCCATGAGTTTGACGAGCGCACCGGCCGGCGCAAGCGCCCCCACGAGCACCTTCTGCACCAGCCGAGCCACTGCTCCAGAGCTCGTCAGCGTCCCGCCCAGCGCCTTGTCCGGCAGCTTGGCAAACCCGCCGGCCGTGGTGAGCGTCGCGGTGAAGGCCTTGACCGTCTGCTTCACGAGGGCGCCGGCGGTCGAGCAGCTTCCGGCGAGAATCTTTCCGCCTTGCTTGAGCAGCGCGCCGGCGGTCATGACCGTGCCGGTGAAGGCCTTGACCGTCTGCTTCATGAGGGCGCCGGCGGTCGAGAGCGTGGCGGTCAATGCCGTTGAAATCGACTTGATGAGCGCACCGGCCGTGGTGAGGCTGCCGGTCACGGTCTTTTGCGTGTGCAGCACCAGCGCGCCGGCGGCCGTGAGGGTGGCGGTTCCCAGGTCCTTGATGAACGTGCGGATCGAGGCCAGGGCACCGGATGTGGTCAGTGTGCCGGTGAAGGATTTGGCGGTCTGCTTGAGAAGCTCGCCGGCCGTCGCCAGGCTTGCTGTTTTCTCCGTCGCGGTCTGTTTCAGCAACGCCCCGGCGGTCGTCAGGGTCCCGGATAAGGAGATCAGCACAGTCCTGATCGCATCGAGCGTGGCGGCAGTTGTCAAGGTGCCGGTGAAGGCCTTGGCGGTCTGCTTCAGCAGCGCCCCTGCGGTGGACAGGCTTCCAGTCAGCGCCGTCGCGGTATGCTTCAATAAGGTGCCGGATGTCGTGAGGGTGGCCGTTACAGACAGATAGGCGGTGCGGAGCGCAGTAAGAGCCCCGGTGGTGGTGAGCGCGCCCGTAAGACTTGTTGCAACATGCTTGAGTAGCACGCCAGCCGTCGTCAGCGTGGCAGACATCACCTTGTCCGGCTGCTTAATGAGCGTAGCCGAGGAGGAGAGCGTGCCGGTCTTCAGAAGCCGCGCCTCTTTGAGTATTGCGCCGGCTGAGGTGAGCGTGCCGGTCAGCGTGGAGAAATACGTCGTGGCCGACGGGACGAATGCCCGGCCCATCGAGGGATTGCGAAAGACGATGCTGCGGCCGTGCTGTGCCATCGGTTACTGCGGCGCCTCCCACAGGATCGCGCCCTGCTCGTCCTCGATCTTGACCGGGCGCTGCGCGTTGGTCTTCAGGTTGTGCTCGGCCTGCATCATGGCTTCTTCGAGCGTGTTGTAATGTGCCTTCACATGCGGGAACGAGTGAAAGCCGAAGTCCTTCGCGTCGTAGAACAGCGTGACCATTGTTACCCCTCCTCGACTTCGAGGTAGCCCTGTGCGTTGACCGTCGCGGGAGCCGTGCAGCGGACGCACAGCCCGTCGGCCGTCGTGATCTGTTCCGGTTCGCGTCCGAGCGGAAATTGAATGAGCAGCAGCCCTCCGTCGGCGCGAATCAACCATCGCTTCAACACCGTCAAGACCGTCGGCTCGGCCGTGTAGTTCCGCTGCGCCGTGCCCTGCGCGGTCCTGGTCGGCCCACCGGACTGCGCGATCGTGTGCGAGGTGGACGTGCCAGCGGTCGCCTGCGTCGACGAGCACAGCTCGACCGTCACCGGCTCGGCCGTCGACGTCACGCCGTCGAAGCTGACCGACAATTCCACCACGCGGCTGAGGGCGTTCGACCCGCTGATCCAGTTCAGGATCGTCTTCGCCGTCGCTGCGCTCAGGGCGATGTCGCCGTTACTCTCGACCGTGTAGCGTGCTCCCATAGGTCAACTCCTTTTAGTAAGTGCCCGCTCGCGTGACTGCCTGCAACGTTGGGCGCTGAAGCGGGGGACGTCCTGTTGCCGACACCGGCTTGAGCGGCACCGCATAGATGCCCCATTCCTGGCCTACCCCGCCGGTCGTCCAGCTCATCGTCGTCGAGGTGCCCGTCGCCACTTCCGTCGACATACCCCAGGCGTCGTCTACGAACGACGCGCCCTCTTCCTCCTGCCGCGAGGTCTGGCCCGCCCCAACTGTGAGTTGCGGGTCGTTCCCGTCGCTCCAGGCTCCGACCATATCGACCACGAAATCGTCGGCCACCGTCGTCGCGTTGACGGTCGGCGTGCTCGTCGCACCGGTCGCCGAGGCGATCGTCCCGGTCGGCGTCGATTGATCCACATCCGCCGCGCTCACACCCATCAGGCAGGTGTTGTCCTGGTTCGACGGCCAGAGGCAGTAGAGCGTGCTGCTCTGCGCGGTCGGAGCCAGCAGCGTCCAGCAGGACATGCGCCGGATCGCGCTGTTATAGGTGAGCGAGGCGCCCCGCTTCGATAAATCCGTCCCGCCGCTCCCGCCCCATTTCACGGAGGTGGGGTCAACCGTCGTCCCTGCTGCGCTGTTCGCCGAGGCCACGAGGTAGCGATTCGACCCCGCGATCGTCCACGAAGCCGACGTGAGGCTCGCCACGTTCGAGGCCGAGCTGACCTTGACCGAGTTATCGTAGACCGGCGCCGCCATCGATCCTCTTTGTTTTCATCCTCGTCGCCACCTCCACGTCGGCCTGTGTGGGCTTCGACGGGGTGACGGTGTACCGCAGCAGGCGATCCTTCGCGTGCCCCTCGTAGAGCGTCGTGATGCCGGAGAACGTCGCCTCGTTGCCGTCGGCCCGCACATGCACGCCGCCCCAACAGCCGAACCCGCCCGCAGGCACCCATGTCTGCCCGCCGTCGAAACTGGCCTCGACGGCCACGTCGATCCAGCAGGTCGGGTCGTCGAACACCGTCGGCGTGGCAGACGTGCAGCGCGGCACCGTCACCGCGACTTCGAGATCCTCGTCTTCCTTGCTGTCCGGCAAGAGCACCGGCGCCGAGACCGTCCGATCCGTGATCTGTCGAATCGCCATGGGCTCCTACTTCAAGCAGGTCAATTCCAGCCGCCTCGTCGCGCCGCCGGTCGTCCGGCGCTGCACACCGCGCGGGCACTGCGTGCGGTCGTACTCGATCACGATGCGGTCGCCGTCGTCTTCCACCACGCGTAGCGAATCGGTCGGCGGCGGGGGAGGAGGCGGTATCGGGCATCCGTTCGCATCGACGGCGGTGCCTGCCGGTGTGTTCGGGCACGTATCCTTGCTGTTCAGCACTCCATCATGATCGTCATCGCCGTCAGTCGGAGGAGGCGGAGGCGGCGGTGCGACCGCTGCGAGCGAGAACCGCCTCCTGGATTCCAGGCCGCCAGCCTGCATCACGATGTCATAGCTCCGTCCGGCGAGATCCGCACCGAAGGTGCCGCTCGGCGTCTCGAACGGATACTGGCCGCTCATCACCGCGCTGCATTGGGTTTGTCCCGCACAGTGACCCAGGATCGCCACGCCCAAGTCGGGGCTATCGCCGACGAGATCGATCCCCCAGGCGAGCGACGATACGCAGGACGGTTGACAGGCTCCAGCGAAGTCCACCGTGGCCCCAACCTGAAACACCGTGCCGTCCTGCGCCGGCTGCGTGATCGCCAGCACTGTCTGCGTCGGAGGCGGCGGCGGAGGAGGGGGCGGGGGCGTCACGATCGGGCAGCCGTTATTGCTGGCCGGTCCGGGCTCGTCGGGGCATCCGTCAGAGGCATCCGGCACGCTGTCGCCGTCACGATCCGATGGAGGTGGCGGAGGAGGAGGCGGCGTGCCGCCCGCGTACTCATAGGCCCCTTGGTCGCAGCTCGATCCTTGCGGCCTGGCGACGCCGTCCCTGTCTACCGGCACTTGCGAGAGGCAAGCCACGGAATTGATCGCCGCGCTGTTCGCGGCCAGGTGGTAGTCGGTGCCGCCGACGAACAGCCCGCTGCCGCTCGTGCGGTTCGTGTTGTCCAGGCTGCCGCTGATCGACCCGAGGATGATGTTGTTTTTGACCGTGTGCCCGCTGCCCTGGAGCGTCAAGTTGCCCCAGCCGCCGGAGTTGCCCGTGACGGTGTTGTGCGCCACGAGTGCGCTGGACTCCGTGATCAGCAGCCCGCCCTCCTGATTGCCATAGACCACGTTGTTGTAGACCTTGTTGTTCGTCCCGAGCGAGCCGATGCCGGTGCCGACGTTGTCGTGCGACGAACTGTTCCGAATGACGTTCCCGCTGTTCCCCTGCGGGTAGAACTGGACGCCATAGCCGTTGTTGTGGTGCAGGTGTACGCCGTCGAGCAGGTTGTTCGACGTGCCCAGATAGAAGGCGTGGCAATAGCCCGCCTTGTTCCCTTCGTTGCTCCCGCTGCACGTCTTGAGCGAGCCGTTCGCGTTCATCGCCGTGTAGGCGACTTCGACGTTGATGAACTCGTTCCCGCCGCTCGTGCCCGTCTCCGTCAGCGACGACACGCCCTGGTTCGGCGCGTTCAAAATTTTGCTGTTCGCGAAGCGGACGTGATGGGCCGGACCCCAAATCCGCACGCCGTAGGTCTGCACGCTCGCGGCATCGACCGTGATGCCGTCGAACGCGACATACTTCTGCGAGCTGGCCTGGAAGCTCATCGCGTCCTGCCCGCTCGACGGTTTGAGCGTGACGGTCCCCGGCGTCTCGGCCTTCACCGTGATCACCTGCGTCCAGCTCGTGCCGGTGTTGGCGAACGGATTCGAGAGCGCCTCGGCGTAAGTCCCGGCCTTGACGATCAGGGTATTGCCGGCCGAGAGACAGCCGATTCCGGCGCGGATGGTGCGCTTCGGCGTGCTCGCGTTCTGCGCGGCAGCACAGGAGTTGCCGTCGTTGCCGGTCGTGGCCGTGTAGTAGAGACCGGAGGCCGGAGGCGGATTCTGCACCTGAAAGACTTTGCAGTCGCGATTGCTCTTCTCCGATTCGCGCGCGGCGACGGCGGTCACTTGGTAGGCGGCCCCTTCCGCCGTGCCCGGCACGGTCGAGTCTTCGTAGTGCGACGGATTCCCGGTGCTGACGAGATATTGCGTCTCGGCGGCCGACTGACAGTTCCCGATCAGCCGATAGACGTTATAGCCGACGACGTCGGGCGAGACGCTCGGCGTCCAGTCCAGCGTCGCGGTCGCGCCCCAGGCCGGGCCGGCGCCCAGCAGCAGTCCGATCAGGACGAGCACGGCGTGTCGTTTCATAAAATCCCCCCTCCATTCGGCACTCCCAGCAGCGGTCGAAATCGCTGTGCCGGTGAACCCGGTGCCGCCCACAGACACAGCGCGCGTTCGGCGGCTCGCGCTCGACCCGTTTGATCCGCTGGATGTCGCGACAGTCGGCGCACCGAGCGAGAATCGACGGCGCCTCGCCGCATAACCCGCAGAGCCCTTGCGCCCGATAGCGGCGATAGGTCGCCGAGCTCACGACTCAGCCACCGCTCGACACCGTGCAGGTATAGGTGAACTGGATGCTGTCGCCGCTGGCGACGTTGATGGCCGAAAAGACCGATCGATCCCAGAGCGTGCCGCCGCCGGTCGCCGATTGGCTCAGAATGCCGTGTTCCGTGATTGCCGCGGTCGCATCGAAGGTCAGTGTGCCGATCGTGCGGTATTGATTGGCGGCAGGTTGGGAACGTGTCCCAGTCGCCCGCGTGCTGTCCGGATTCAAGGCCGTGGTCGATTCGGTTTGCAGCGCCGTGTCGCCGACGGCTTCCGCATTGGTCCCGGTCCCGCAGCCGTGAAAATTCATGGTGCTGATGTCCTGGCCGTTGGCGTCCCAATCGTCGACCAGGAACGCGACGCCGGCGTCGGTGATGACTTTCGTGCTTAACAGGCCGAGATGCTCGATGGAGCCGTCGGCCCTCAGAACAGACGCATAGAGGCGGCTGGTGCCGAAAATCCCTGTGCCCTGCAACCCGCGGATAAAGCCCTTGAGACACAACCGCGCCCGCAGACACACCTCCAGCCAGGCCGTTGTGATTCTCCCGCGCCACGGCAGATCAGCCGGCAATCCGTTTGCGTAAAACCCGTGCTTGGAAAGATGAACCGGCGCCAGGTGTCCGGCCATTCGCATCCGTCGTGCTACGTTCATGGGCTCCTCCTTAGCTCACCTTATTGAGATTGCGGACCTGGAAATCGATCTCGTGCTTGAACGCCTTCGTTCCCGAGCCGTAGGTGCCTTCGATCAGGGCGCGATGCCATTCCAAATCGACGCTGTTGTCGACGACTTGGTTGTCCGCCGGCTGGAACACGATCGTGACGAGGCCGCTGCTCGCATGGACGGTTCCTCGGCCTGTGTTGAGAATGTTCACTTGATTGACGCTATTGATGATCTCTTTCGCGGAACTGTCGCGGTTGTAGAGCGTGAGGGTCAGCGTATCGAGGCCGGCCGCAGCGATGGCGGTGCCGGTCTCATCGAGTAGGGTTGCGGTGAGGCGATGGGTCGTGCGCTCGGCGACGACGAGTTGTCGATCATCCGCATCTTTCAGCACCGTTCGATTTTCTGCGACGACCGGCATGATGGCTCCCGTTCACTTTGGCGGGCCGGGGCAGGTGCGGCAGGCGACGGGGAGTTGCGTGTCGCCGAAGTAGCCCCGGCATTCCGCCATTTGCGCTGCATTCCGCCCGCAGGCCTGCCCGATCTCCCGATCCTGCTTCCAGCACGCCTCGTCCGGCGCCTCGGCCCACCAGGGCGGCCGCGCCCAGGCTAGGTCGGCGAGCTGCCGCTCGAACTGGCGGCGCAGATAGCGCTCGCTGTCTCCGGGGCCGTAGCGCCGGGCGATCCCGTCGCGCCGGGTGATGTCGCCTCCGGCAAGGAGACAGACGCAGGTGGCGACGGCGTCCCGGTAGGTTCCGCGGCGATCCGTGCCTCCAGCGCCCGCAAATCGGCAAAGAACAGCAAATTCTGCCGCCCATCGATGAGAAAAAAATCGCGGCCGATGGCCCGCACCTCCGACGGGTCCAGCTGCCGCTTCAATTTCCGGCCGAGGTCGCGGGCGGCCTCGAGCCCGGCCTCGCACTTCTGCTCCCGCGTCTGCCCGTCGGCGAGCAGAATCATGCCGAGCAATTCGGGGCCGCGCTGCGTGAGCAGAATGTCGATGTCGAGCCCCGTAAGCCCGGCCCCGAAATCCAATCCCTGAAGCGGGCCATGGGCCAGCCATTCATGCTGCTCGAAGCTGGCCGGCTCCATGCGATACGTGACGCCGCCGATCTGATAGGTTTTCGATTCCTTGGCGGTGGCGATGTCCTGTTCCATCCTCATCCTCTCCGGTGCTGCGCGGCCCGGGCTCAGGTGAATGTGAAGACCAGCTCGTCGTTGCCGCTGCTGCGGTTGAACTTGCCGGTCACGGTGAAGATCTCGATGCCGTTGCGGGTGCCGGGCTGCACGTTGGTGTATTGGCACTTCGGCGCGGTGATGGTGCAGATGTTCCCCGCCGTGGCCCCCAGGGCGACGGACAGGGCGGCCTCGGTGCCGGCCTTCCAGATGCCGTGATAGTCGTGCGTGGCGACCAGCTCCTTTTCCGGATCCATGGAAAAGACCGCCTCGGTGTCGGTGATCAGGCAGGAGAAGTAGCCCTCCGCCTTGGTGATGTCCTCGCGCATGGCCAGTACGTTCCCCGCGTCGATGGAGAAGTTCGAAATCTTGTGCGCGTAAGACTGCATGGTGAACGCGCTCGAGAGCAGGGCCGGGGGCTTGGTGGTCTCCAGGCCGGTCGGGGTGATGCCGGTGGCGTCGGTCACGCCGTCTTCCACACCGAGAAAATCGAACTCGAGCATCCCCGGCTCGCCGACTTTCGGATTGAGCCGGAAGGTGCCGCGGGCCCCGCGCATGAGCTTCCTCAAATTGCTCCCGGTGGGCGGGATGTCGTAGGCCGCGAGGGACACGCTCGGCTGATTGAGCGCCCGCTGATAGACGACGCTCACGCCGGCATTGACCGTTTCGCCGAGCCCGCAGGCCCGGAGATATTTCCCGATGGCCGGGGCGGTGCCCGCGGCGCCCGACCCTTTGATCTCCATCTTGAAGGTCATGCGGCAGGACCGCGCCCCGGGGATGGACGCATAGGGCGACAGATCCTGCGCGACGGGCTTGCGCGCGAACATGGCGACGTTGGGCGTATAGCGCACGTCGTAGGCCAGGGCGTTACAGTCGGCGGCCGCGACGGCGATGGCCGTGCCTTCCGTGGTTTCCACTTTGGCGCCGAAGGTCATGCGCCGGGCAAGAAATTCAGCCATGGGTCAGTCTCCTTCTAGTCCCGCTCGGACTTCTTCGGCGGTTCGATCAGCGTGGCGCTGTCGCCGGCCAGCAGGGCCTTTGCCAGTTTGGGGTCGAGCTCCACCACGTCGCCGGGCTCGCCGAGCTTCTTCCCCTTCTCGTCGTTCAGGATGCAGTGCAGCCGCACTTTCATGCTCACACCTCCACGCGCGGATCCGTCCGCCGGTGCCGGTAGAGAATCCGGTAGCCGATCACGGTGACGAGTTTCTTCCGCCCCTCGATGAAGAGGATCGGATCGACGCCCATCTCTGTCGTATTGATGGCATGCCCGCCGCGCGTATAGTCGGCCTCCATGGCCCGCTGGATGTCGGCGATGAGCAGATTCATCACTTCCGACGCGGAGCGGCTATCGACCGCCTCATCCTGGATCACCTGGGCTTCGATGCCGATCTCGAGGTTCCGCAACGTCATGAGGCCGATGTCCTGCGACGTGTCGTCGATGGGCGTATCGTCGCCCTCTATCACGTAGGCCATGGGCGGCTTGACCGACTGCCCCTGCTGCAACAGCCGCTCAACGGCGTTCAGCGTGGTGCTGTAGCCGTTCGCCGTGGTGATGCCTTCGAGGGTCGTCTGCACGTGCTGCATAATCAGCTCGCGAACCGAATCAGGCATTCGCAATCCGTTGCGCGATCGCGCCGAGGGTCTTCATCCGCTCCTGTAAGGCCTGGTGCGCGGCCCGATGCGCGGCGTCGAGCACCTCGGTGGACCCCTGCGGAATCTCGCTCCGCCACACCCGCTCGAAGGGAATGCGTGCTGGAATGGTCACAGAGGCGACCCGGGCGAAGATCCGCCCCTTCCCGCGCTGGCCGGTCTTTTCGCTCAGGTAGAGCATCCCCGCCTCTTTCGGCTTGATCACGGCCCCTTCGATGTGCGTGCGCACGATGCGGCTGGCCCGCGACACGGCCTTGAGGCTGCCGAGATCGGTCCCGACGGTGAAGCCGCGGATGTTCTTGTCGCTCAAACGCGCCCACCGGCCGCCCTCGATCCCCGGTGCGCCTTTGAGATAGTCGCGCTTGGTGCGCCGGGCCACACGCCGCGAGAAACGGAACAGGGCCGTCTTGACGTATTTCGCCGCGAGCGTTGGGGTCGCTTCGAAGGCCCGCTGCAGCTCCTCGAAATTGACCGTTTCGACGGTGATCGCATCCGTCGGCATTACATGCCCTCCGCCAGCACGGTGAACATCCCGCCGTCGGTCGAGACCAACCCGGCGTCCTCGCGCATCACCTGCGTCACGAGATATTCCCGGGCTTCCACATCGCTCAACGCTTGCCTGAACAGCAGCACGTCTTTCCCCTCCTGCACGGTCAACACGCCCTCCGTCGCATGACGCGGGAACGTGACCTCGATGGTGTTGACCCGGTATTGATGGCCGCCCGGCTGTTCCACCTGCAGCGGCCGCCGCTCGACGATGGCCTTGAACGTCCGCGCGGTGCCGTTATAGGGGCGGTAGGTGATGGTCTCCCCGCCCAAGGCGGCGATCAGCTGCACGGCGTCGTCGGCCATCAGCCCTCTTCGCGCGCATACCCGTGCCGGACATGCAGCGCCACGCGATGGGCCGGCCAGCCGTCGACGTCCGGCGCGATGACCGTGCCGGCCTGGCACCACTGCCGGTGCGCGTTGAGCCGGTCGACGAGCAGGACGACCCGCTTCTCTGTGCCGGCCATGAAATGGTCGACGGTGAGCGACGGCGTGGCCGTCCCCGCCGTCGCCGCTGCGGCCGGTGCATGACCGGCCGCCTGATGTCGTCGTCTCGCCATGCCTCAGCCTTAGCTCAACGTGGCCCGGATCGCGTGCTGCCACATGCCGTAGCCGACGTTCCGGATCACCTTGACCCCGTAGAGATGCTCGTTCTCCTTGAACTCGTGCTCCGAGCCCTCGGCGATCGCGCTCATCGTCACGCCCTCTTCGGTCTGGTGAATGAAGGGCTTGGTGCGGCCGTCGGTGCGATACACGGCGAACTTGTCCGTCGCCGTCAGGCGCGGATTGGCCGCGACGCTGAGGCTGACGCCCATCTTCATCAGGGGGTTGTCGCGGCTGCCGGACCCGGTGTTCAGCATGTTCGCCGAGACGGCATTCTGCGCGGCGCCCCACATATTCACCGGCACCATCACCAGAAAGGCGCGGGCCAGTTCGTTGATGGGCTCGTTCTGGTCGTCCTTCAGGCTGTAGAAATGCTGAATGACGGCCATGAGGGCGTCGGCCATTTCATTGGCCGTGGGCGCGGTCGCGGTCCCCACGTTCAATACGGCATAGTCGCCGGCCACGAGGTCGTTCTTCTGGCTGGGGCTGTCGCCCTCCTGGTGGTCGGTGTCGAAGAAGAACTGCCCGTCGTAGGCCAGCCCGTTCGTGGCGCCACCGCCGTTGTTGATGAGCGTGGAAATCAGGCTCATCGGATGGGCGGCCACGCGGTCGGCCAGCTCTTTGATGCGGAGCATGACCTGGCTGGTCTTGTCGCGCCGGATTTCGTCGACCAGGACCTTGAGGGTCGCCTCAAAGGTCTTGTTGACGATGGTCAGGCCGTTCTCGCGCAGGCCCTTCGCCAACCGGCCGCCGATCCACTCACGGACCGCCGGCGACTGGCCGAGCCATTTGTACGTTTCGCTCTCCTGATCCGATGTGAACTCCATGGCGAGGCTCGGCATCCATGTCGCCCCCACCGACTGCTCCAGGGTCTCGTAAAAGGTGCCGATGATCGACCGGCTCCCCAGTCCTGCTGCTCCCATGTTCGTCCCTCCTTCCGGGATTCGTTGACTGACTCAGCCGGCGATCCGGCTTACGCCTCCGCTGTCCAGGTGCCTTTGATGCTCGCGCTGTAGCCGTCGGCGTCGCCGAGATAGATCCGGGCGGAGTCGCCCCGGCGCTGCGTGGCCTTCGTGAGCAACAGGTCCTTGTTGTCCACCGCCGCCAGATCGGCCGCGCGGATGCTGTCGGCCGCCGCCGGATCGATCTTGATCTGCGTGGTGCCGTAGGCGTCGATCGCCACGATCAGGATGTCGTCCAGCCCGTCGGCGATGGCCGGCAGGGTGAGCGCGTCGCCGTCGGCCGCCGACGTGCAGAAGAACGCCTTCCCGCAGTCCTGCGCGTCGAAGGTCTTGACGCCGGTCAGGGTTTCGCGGATCGGCCAGAGGGCATAGGGATCGGCATAGCCATAGACGTCGTATTCCACGACGACGACGCCGGCGCTCACGAACCGGTCGACATAGCCGATGAAGCTGGCCCCGACGGGATTGAAGACGAACGTATCGTCATCGGTCGCATAGACCGGCTGGCCCACGTCGGTGATCACCGCGCCGGACACGGAGAGCTGCACCTTTCCGCGCTGCATGACTTCGACATTGATGGCGGCCGCGGCGCCGGCGCTGTTGTCCGCTTTCCGCGCGCAGAACCCGGCGAATTTATCGCCCCCCACCAGCGGGCGAGCATGGCCCGACGCATCGACGAGGCCGACGGCGGCCCCTTCGTAGATGATGTCGGCGGCGATCACCGCATAGTGGCTGCGCTCGCCCAGCTCATAGGGCCGGACTTTATCGACGGTCAGGGTAGTCCCCAGCACGAACGGCACCAGGAACAACAGCGTGGCCCAGAAGGCCGACGCCTGTTGCTCGCCGCTCACCGACATGGCCGACGCAGCCGGGGCGGCGAAGAGCCCGGCCCCCAGCAGCAGCACAATCAACACCAGGAGCACGCCGCTCCGCATTCCCCATTTCATCCCCATGATGGTTTCCTCCTTGACGTGTCTGACGATCAGGTCCGACTGATGCCTCTCCGCTTACTTCTTCAGAATCTTGACGCTGCCGGCGGCCTCGGCCTTAAGGAACGCCGTATAGGCCCCCAACGATTGAAACTCGTCGCGCACGCCGCCAGCGTTCGACTCCCATTCGGCCTTGGCGCGGTCCTCGATCGAGAGCTTCGACAGATCCGGCTTGGTCTCCGCCTGCCGGTCGTCGGCCCCGCCCGCGCTGGCGGGAGCCGCGACGGTCAACTGCGTGAGCTTCCGCTTCTTGAACTCGGTCTCGGCGTCGGCCGCGGAGACCCCCAACTCGATCAACCCGTCGCGGACGGTGATTTCTGCCGCCGGAGGATTCGCTCCCCAGACGGTGGAACAGGCTTTGTGAATGGCCGCGACGCGCTCGCGCTCGGCCTTGACGCCGGCGGCGTGGCCGTCGGCTCGGGCGGCGTCGACCTGGGCGGTGGTGATGACGTTCGTGTCGCTCATGCGCTCCTCCTTGTGACCGGCCAGGGCGGCCGAAAGCTGAGGCAGCAAATCGTGCTGAGCCCAGCGGTTGAGAAATGCGGTAACTTTGGCGGCCAGGCTGTCGCCCGCATGGAACAGCCCGCCGGGGTTCGCCGCCGGATCGTCGACGACGTCGGAGGCCAGCAGCTTCTCGACGCGCGCCAGGCGAGGCAGCGGCTTGCCGTCCTCGTCCTTCTTCCTGGTGCCGTCGGGCTCGAGCTGATATTCCGCCTTCCCCTCGAAAACGATGGACGCACCGAAGGCGGCGGGATCCCGCTCGGCCAACCCGAGCACGTAGGTGTAGAGATCCCCCTGCGGGGCTTCTTTCGCCGACGCGCTGAGATACAGATCGGCGAGCACACGATCGCCGGCGAGCCGGAACTCCCGGCTCCGCCCAAGAAACGTGCCCATCGAGGTGCTGCTGGCGTTCGGGTGATCGAACCGAGTCTTGATGCCCTGCTTGGTGCGATTCCCCAGCGCGACCACTTGCTCGAGCGTAGTCTGGTCGATCTCCATGTCGTGCCCGAGGGCGGGACCTTTGGTGATGACGGAGTAGCCGTAGATGATGCCTTCGTCCCGATCGACGGCCGGTTCCTCAGGCTGCACAGCCAAGCCGCGGGCGATGTTCGTCCGGAAGAGGCGCGGGTCGCTTTCCAATCCCAGCCCGAGGGCTTTGTCCAGTACGGCGGCGAGATCGCTCATCGTCGTGCATACTCCTCTTCGGCTTGCGGGGCGGGCTTGCGCCCGGGCATCGGCTCTTCTGTGTCTGCACCGGAGTCACCGGCCCGATCTGCCGGCGCGGCGGGCGCCTGCTTGAGTCCTAATTCCTCGCGCTTCTGCTGCTCGCGCTGTTGCTGGGTGAGCACGTCTTCCCAATCGCGCCCTTGGGCGGCGCATTCGTCGGCCAGGGTCGACAGCCCGACGGCGATGGCCTTTTCGCTCGACTCCACTTCTTTGACGGGATCCACCCAGCCCCAGCCGGGGGCGATCCAGGAGGCGCGCAGCCAGTCCTCGCGCTCGTCGCCCACCAGGTCGACGCCGGGCAGGTCGTCGTTCAACCAGGCTTCTTCGAGCACCCAGGCCCAACAGGGCTGGCAGAGCCGCTGCGCGAGCCAGGCTTGATCGCGCCGGAAGAACCGCCGGGCTTCGAGGAGGGCGGCGCGGGCGCTGGAGTAATTCGTGCGCGAAAAATCTTTGAGGACCAATTCAAGCGGCAGGCCGAGGGAGGCCCCGATGCTGCGCAGCACGGCGAGGACGAACGGCTCGAAGGCGCCGCTGGGCCGCTTGGGATCGCCGAAGGTGACGTTCTCGCCGTCCTGCAAGTATTCGATGGTGCCGGGCTCCAGGGTTTCGAGCCGCTGGCCGGCCGCATTGGCGCTATGCCCTTCGTAGGCGGCGACGGCGTCGGACTTGTGCACGAAGGCGGTGAAGCAGGCGGCCACGCGGGCGGCGACGATCTCGGCCTCCATGAAGTCGGCCAGGTCCTTGAACGCGGTGAGCACGGGCGCGAAATAGGGCTCGCCCCTCGTCTGCCCGGGGCGCTTCACGTGATACAGATGCAGCACGTTCGGCCGGCCGGCGCTGTTCATCGCGGGATAACGCAGCCATTCTTGCAAACCCGCGCCGGGGATGCCGAGGCTCACGTCGCCGGGATGGCGCTTGCGGATCCAGTAGGCGATCGGCTGGCCGCGGTCACCCAGCTCGATGCCGTCGCGCATGTTGCCGACGTATTGCCCGGGCGGGGTGCAGACGCGGTCGGCTTCGATGATTTCGAGGGCCAGGCGGTAGCGCCGGCCCGGTTCGTTGACCATGAGGGGGAGCACGAAGACTTCGCCGTTCTCGAGGATCTGCCGGGTGACGAGGCTCTGCAGTTCATAGAAATCCATCCGGTTCTGGCTGTCGGCCTGCGGGCACCAGCGGCGCCAGGCGCGCTCGGCCTGCCGCGCGAATGCGGCGATCTCGTCGTCGGTGGCGTCGAGGCCGTCGGCGTCGGGGCGGCTCTGCGGCTTCAGCCCGGTGCCGACGACATTCACCACGCGGGTGTCGGTGATGGCGCTGGCATGGGCGTCGTTCCGGTTCAAGTCGCGCGAGCGTTGGCGGAGGGTCGGCAGATCGGGCAGCAGATCGGCGTCGGCGGAGCCGTTCAAGGCCCGCCAGTCGCCACGCAGGCGGTTGCGCTCGGCCCCGCGATAGGTGCTGAACATCTTGACGCTCATGCGGGCCTGCAGCCGACGCATGGCCCACTGCGGCGCGACGACGCCGATAGCGGCGTCGAGCACGGCCCCGGCCTTTTCCAATCCCGTCAATTGCACGCGCGGGACTTCACGGAGCGTCACGAGGGCCTCCGTTCGAAGTTTGCATGGGTGCGCAGCACGCCCCCCGTGGAGGCGGCGGCCTGGCGCTGCATGAGACGCTTCTCCATGTCGAGGAGCTGGGCGTAGTCGCGGCGGACGCGGCGGCCGTTGATTTCGAACTCCACGGCGCCGCCGGCGAGCAGGGCGTCGTTGATCGCGGTGCGCACGTTGATCAACATCTCGTCGACGGTGGGCTCAGGCATCGCGTCTCCAAGAAAAACAAAAAGGCCACCGCCGGGGAGTTCCCCAACAGTGGCCTTCGGTGGTCCGAACGAGCCGGTGTTCTATTTAGGCGCTGAGTGTATGCCGCGCGGGTTCCGCCGGCTTGGGCGCGACGCATCGCTCCGTCGTGTCGACGCGCGTGACGCCGCCCTGCCAGCACTCAATGACGATTTGCCCCGTGAATCCCTGCGGCAGCATCTTGATCCGTTCTTCCGTCCAATGCGGGAGTTTCATCATGCTCCCCGCCTATGTACCAGACAGGTCCCCTCTCGGCAAGCGGGTTGTTGCAACGGTGGTTTAGTGGGAGGCCGCGCGCCGCGGACGGCGCCAGGCGAGGATCTGCCGCCGTGCCGGAGCACCGCGGCGGGGTTGGGATATTGCCTGGTTAAACTTTTCCAACTGCGCCACGGCTGGTTGAACCGATTCTGCAAATTGCTTCATCTGGTCGGCAAGGCCAGAGAAGAGCGCGCACAGATGCGCCTGCCGCATTCTTGCGTCCGCCCGGATCTCCAGAATTGCCAGCTCCGCGGCGGTCGGGAGCGGTTCAAAATCCGGCTTGACCGTCCCCATGGGTTGACCGCGCTTGATCATGACGGCGGCCGCCAGTTGATAAAGTCATCCAACTTCTTTGTGGCCGACCGAAGCGCCTCGCCGCACTCTTTCATGTTCACGCCGAGATCCTGCATCCGTTTCGATAGTCCAGCGAGGTCGGTCTCTGAAACCCGCTCCTGGTGGCACGGGCAGGATCCGGGCTCACCCATCCACCGCTCGCCACAGTGCATGCAGAGATAGCGCGATCGCTCCGGCAGTTCGCACGTCGTCACGTCGACCCAGCGATGCACGCAGCTAGTCATGCGTCTCCCTCCCCAAGTATTCTCTCACGAACCGCACGAGTTCGTCACGTAGCACGTATCGCTCGCCGATATTGTCGCGGATGAAGCCGAGCTTGCCCTGCTCGAGGTAGTAATGCACGGTCCCGCGATTGATCCCCAAGAGCTGCGCCACGGCGGCCGGACTGAAGGCCGGCACCGGCGGCACGACGACGGGGCCGGGCGGCGCGGTCGCAGCCGGTTCGTCGTGCGGAGCCGGTCGCGCCGGCCGCAGCCAGCCTTTGCGGCGCGGGTTCCATGTCACAAATTCCGCCTCTTCTCGTGATGCTCGAGTAGCTCTTCCACGAGCACCAGCTCGCCGTCGCGGATTTGGCGTTCAATTTCCTCCAACTTGGCCCGATAGTATGCCTTGTCTCGTTTGATCGTGGCTGGCGGATCGGCGCGCTCCATGTCTACCTCCTTTGCATCCATCCGCCAGCCCGGCGGGGCGGGCCGCTCGGCGATGGGCTCGGCGGCGGGGCGGGTCGCGGCACCCAGCCGGCGCGCACGGGCTCGGGCTCGGCAGCGGGCAATTCCACCTGCGGATCGGGCTTGATTTTCTCCGCGAGTTTCTCCCAATTCGGATTCAAAAGCGCGACGGCGGCCAGATTGTAGACCCACAGGTCGAGCACTTCGTTGCGCCCGAGTTTTTTGTAGTAGTACCCGACGATGACGCCGCGGTCGTATTTGTTGCGCCGCTCTTCGTTGGTGAGCTGCTTGAAATACGTTTCGTCATACTCGGGTCGGTTTGGGAAATGCATGTAGCCGGGGCCTGGCTCGGTGAGCTTCATCCGTTCGAACAGGGTGTCTTTCGCGGCGACGGTGCCCACGTGGTAGAGCTGGATCAGGCCGCCGCGCGGGCGACTGGGCCGCGGCGGGACGAGCGGCGCGCCCTGCTGGTTGCTCCCCTTCAGGGCGTGGCAGCGCCCGCGATACCGCCGGGCGAAGAAGTAGGCCTCTTTGGTATGGTGTCCGCCGGTGTCGACGGTGACGCATTCGACGCGCAGGGTGCCCCCATAGGCATGCGAGTGCTTGCGGTGCAGCCAGTCGGTCAGGTCCTGCCAGACGTGCGGCTGGGCCGGACTGCCGGAGAAGACGCGATAGTCGATGCTCCAGGCCTCTTCGCCCTCACCCCAGCCGATGATCTCGGCCTCGAGCCGGTTGTCCTGCACGTCGACGGCGGCGGTGAGGACGAGCACGCCGGCGGGACAGGCGGCCTCATACGTCTCGCGCCGTTGGTAGAGCGAGTCCTGCTCGACGGTCTCGCCTTTTTCTTCCCACGTTTCGGCGAGGATGGTGTTGATGAAGGTCTTCAGCTGCCGCACGTCGCCGATGTGGGCCTTCTCGTTGGCTTCGAGCCAATCCTCGGCGAGCTTGGCCCAGGAGAGCGGCCAGCCATAAGGCTGATAGAGGGCGTTGATGTGGAACGACTGCACGGGATGGCCGGGCTGCTCGTGCACCCAGGCGCCGCGCGCGAGCATGGCGGTTTTGTGATGCTCGGGAATCAGTCGGCCGCAGCCGGCGCAGCGATAGGCGGCGCGCGAGGGATCGGCCACGCCGTCGACGGTGAAGACGAGCTGCCCCCACTGGAGGTGCTGGCGATGGCCGCAGAAGGGACAGGGCACATAGTAGCGCCCGCGGCTGCCTTTTTCGTAATCGGGCTCGATGCGGCTGGTGTCGGCCTCGAGCGGGGTGGAGAGTTCGTAGATCTTCCGCCGGGCAAAGGTGGCGGTGCGCTTTTCGGCGAGATCGACGGGATGGCCTTCGCCGTTCACGTCGGCGGGACATCCGTCGACTTCGTCGATCATCACATAGCGGGCGCTGGTGAACCGCATGCCCACGGCGCTGTTCGACCCGATGAAGTTGATGAAGCCCCCAAGGAATTCTTTGCTGAAGATGTTGTTCCCGCTGTCGCGCGAGCGGGCCTCGCGCACTTTGCTGCGCAGGCAGGGCGTGAGCTCAATGAGCGGCTTGACTTTTTCGTTGGAGATCTTCTTCGCCAGATCCTTCGTGGGCTCGAAGACGAGCATGGCCCCGGGGGCGCGATCGATGATGTAGCCCATCCAGTTGACGCCGACCTGGGTGCCGCCGATCTGCACGCACTTCATGAAGACGACGGTCGTGCAGGGATGCGACGGCGACAGGCAGCGCATGATCTCGCGGAGAAACGGCGTGCGGCTCGTGCGCCAGCGGCCCGATTCGGCCACGTAATTCGGGAGCTGCACATGCTCGTCGGCCCATTCGTCGATGGTCTGCGACGGGTCGGGCCGCAGCCCGGCCAAAAACGCCCGGCGATAGCAGGCGGGATCGGCAAGGGCGGCGTCGATCATCCCTCCTCCCCCGTCGCGGGCGGGGTGAGCCAGTCTTGCAATGTGAGTAACCCATCGACGCTGGTATGCCATTCCACGGTCACATTCTTTGGGAGACCGGTTTCCATATCCACATACTCGCCATCGAGGGACTCCAGCGCCCGTTGGATCGGCACGCGCAGATAGCCGAGATATTCCCTCGCCGTGGCGAGGTCGCGCCGGAGGTCGTCGTAATGCTTCACGAACTCTCGCGCGTAATCCGTATTGGATTGATACGGGCATGGGTGGGCAAAGCGGGCTTGCAGCGCTTCCATGAGAAATTGATAGCGCGCCTTCTCGCGTCCAGCATATTCGTCATTATAGCGCCCCCTCCACGCATCCCGCTCCTCCTTCACCCGCGCCAGTTCCTCCAGCAGCGCCGCGCCGGGGTGGGGCTGGGAAAGGATTTCAGACAATTCCTTTTTTCTGTTGGCGCTTATTTCTCCACAATACACTAAGCTGCCTATGTGTACTTCCTGCGTGAATGAACAGAGCATGTCCTGTGCGATAGCTACCACCGCCGCGTAGTCGGCTTGGAGTTTCGTGATCTCGTCGGCCTGCGCCTGGATCGTGGCGTGGGCGATAGCCAATTGCTCGCGCAATTTCACTACATCAGACCCAAAAAGGGTTGTTTCCAGTGAGGCGATTCGCGCCTTGAGACCTGCGATCTCCTCGGCCTGCGCCTGGATCGTGGCGCGGAGGGCGGCGTCGTGGTCCTCAAGATCAACCGGTGACCATCTTGCGGATCTTACCAGTCTCTTAAATTGTTCCCGCGTCATCGGTTCCATCGCTCACCCCCTATTCCCATATCGCACAGCCTGCCAGCCAGAGCACCTGCGTCAGCATTACGGATGCCCACACTTGCCCGTAGTACCGTAAACCGTACCAAAACAAGGCCAGCATATTGAGCCAGAAGATGAATAGGTGCAGAGTCACGAACAATTTTTCACGAACCGAGATAGTACCAGCCATCGCTCACCCCTTCCCTTTCATCGCCCATACAGTAACAAGACGACGGCGAGCAGAAAATATGATAGTATCGCCAACACAGACCAATCGGATGCACGGATGAAGCGATGGACAGCATACAGTGCTCCCCCAACGATAGGCGTCACGATCATCAGCGCACCAACATCTCCCACGGTATGGCGCAATTCGTCTGTCATGGCTTCCCCTTCATCGCCTCGGCCTTAAAATACGTGTCAGGATTCGGCAGCTCAAACACGTAATGCCCGCCGCGCCTCGATTCCACCCGGCAGACCGTCCAAAAGATTAGGTTCACTTTCATCGCACCGAGAATCTCTTCGTTGCCAGACCAGCCCCCCGTTGAGATGTAATATGTTCGCCCATCCTGTTCCCACCCGAAAAACTCATTCGGCCAATAGCGGCCGATGGATTTGACATAGGCCATGAAGTCCTCAAACGACCCCTTGGCCTCGAACGCCCAGGTTCGGACGCGATCCACTTCTTCATCAGTCGGATAGTCGCTCATCGTTGCTTCATCGCCGCGGCCTGGTCGTCGAGTCGGTCCAAGTCAGCACGATTCCTCCCGTGTACCGTAGTACCAATCCACTGACAGGCAAAATCCAGCAACGGCAAGATTCCACTCCACGGAATCCTTGTATGGACTGCACTCGGTATGCAACCACAACCAATGAATATCGATCCAGTTGTACTTTCTCGGTGCGAAGACCGCCCCCCATTCGTGATAGAGAAACAGACGGAAGCGGCCCACATCGATCAATGGCTCATCCATCATGCTCGGCTGCTTCATCTCATCACCCCCCCCCTTCGCCTGGGCCTCTGCGTCCAGAATCATTTTGCCGATCGCTTCGACGATTTGCGGGACAACGGCATTGCCGAGGGCTCTAAGGCGGTGTATCCGATATGGAAGCCCATCAGATACTCGCTGACTCTTACCGGCGGGTACACAAACCGATAGTTCATATTCCACCAGTCGCGCAAATTGTTGTTCGCTCCACGTTCGATTCTGATACGTCCTGATCCCTTCCCATCGCAGGCGACCGGTCGTGGCACAATAGGCAATGATAAACATTCGGTCGCTTCTGAAATGGGCACCGAAGAATCCAGCCGGAAGATGATGCCATTCCGCATCATACCCGCACGCGGCCAGACCACAGAGCACGTCTCCGAATCCGGCAGTAAGGAGCCCTGACACGTTTTCAATGATGACGTAGCGGGGTCGTAATATGCCAATGCACCGAAGAAACTCTGGCCATAGCCATCGCTCGTCTTTTTGCGCGAGTCGTTTCCCAACCACACTGACGGGCTGGCATGGAAACCCTCCGCATACGAGATCGACTCGTTCGACGGTTGCCCAGTCGATGAGCGTGATGTCTCCATACTGCTTGACGTGCGGCCAGTGTTTTTGAAGGACTCGTCGGCAATACTCATTGTTCTCCACCTGCCATTTTATTTCAAACCCAGCTCGTTCCAGACCCAAATCAAAGCCGCCAATGCCAGCGAACAAGCTCCCGACCGTGAGGCTCACGTATTCCCCCGCCCCTTCGCCTGGGCCTCGAAATGTCGTGCTGCTATCACATACCCGCCATTACCCCAGCATGTTGAATTAGTCCGCATCCACATTGCACAGTCTTTCATTACTTTCGCTTCCCGTGCGCGGACGCGTGCGCAGACGAAGGCGACAAGACTATTCAACTCATCGTCCGGTACCGATCCATCGTCGTTCAATTGACAGGGAAAGTTGTCCCTGATATACGCCTCGCACGCCTGCCTCACCTCGTCCTTCAGCGGATCGTCAGCGGTCATAGGTCACCTACGTGCGCTTCCACTCCCACAGCCCCTGCGCCCCTTTCGCCGGGATCGGCTTGTCGAACACTTCAACCACGTCCAGCTTCCAGGCGAAGCGACCAGTTGAGTAATCGCCAAGTAGCTTTTCCTGATCGGTCAAGTCCCCGCGTATCAGTTCCGTGGCGATGATGCCCGTCAGGTTTACGATGCACAGGACGGCTCCGAATGGGAGGCCGTTTTGCTCGAACTGCTGTTGGTTCCGTTCCAGAACAGCTTGAATAGTACGATCCATGAGCATGTCCCACCCGACGCGGTGTTTCGCTGCATGAATCGCTAGCGGCCCTCGATAGCTAGTGGTCCAACTCCTGGTTTCAAACCGCTTCTCGCCCCACACAATCAGCGACGCCCACGGTTGCCAGAGGGTGAGGGTTTTCATCGTGGTTCCCCATCCCATGCCAAATCGGTCGAAACCCCATGGGCATCTTCGATATGCTTCAGCAGGCGCGGCAGGCCGCTTTTGCTCTGCCCTTTCTTCTTGCTCCACTTCTTGACCGTGAAGCCGCAGAAGCGACATTTCAGGACACTCATGTCCGGCTTCGTTGTCGTCATCGGGGAAACTCCCGCACCCGCAGCTCCTCCGGCCATTCCGCCGGATCGCCACCCTTGGGGTGCTTCGGTGCCCAACAAAAACTTTCCGATCCTCCATATTCATGATCGACAATAGTACTCACAGGATTGCTGCCGATCTGCTTCACGAACGCCTTGACGCCAGCCGCGCGACATTGCTGCACTCCCGACCGAATCCAGGCCACGTCACAGGGCCGGGCCCTGCGGCCCGACTCGCCGCCGAAGATGATCCAGTCAAGTTTCGGAGGATGTTGGGTTTTGCTCAGAATGCCCGCATCGCGGATGTCGCCAATCGCTTCAAAGTCATGGCCGTCCAGGGCATCCAGTGTGCTGCCGCACAGGCGCGTGAAATCCACCGGTCCCAGCATCGGCTCACAGCTCACCCAGCGCACCGCCGCCGGAGTCTGCAACAGCACCGGAATCCGTTCGTTGGCGGTTTTCTGGTCCTCACAGGAGACGCCGAGCCAGAGGTTTATATCCGGCCAATCTTCTGCCGGTTCCATCTCATCCCAATCTTTGAACGTGCCACACCAGCTATTGATCCGGTCCTGTCGTCCGTCAATATCTTCAGTGAAGAATCGCCGCATGCGCTCAGGCCGTTTGGTCAGAATTTGATAGGTGATCTGTGGCGTCACCGCCATCACGGCTAACATCTTTTCGATCCATTCATCCGGCACCCACTCCCCAAACAGGTCCGTCATGTCGCACACGAACACCTTCCTCGGCTTCTTCCAGTGCAACGGACGCTCCAGGATCTTCTCATCGAGAAACAGCTCGATCTTGTCCTGGGACGCTGGGGCGAAGGGCAGGCCCGTCCCGCGCCACTTGTTCATGGTTTCGGCGTAGCAGTGTCGGCACCCCTCGGAGACGTGGGTGCAATGCCAGCCCACCTTGCCAGTTGCTTTGTTCCTGGCCCGGATGGGGTTCCAGGTTTGATCGGTCCATTCGATTTTCATCATCTGCTCCTCACTGCGCCGGCCGCGCGGGCAATCACCACTGCGGATCTCATGGAGTTTCAATCGCCCCTGGTGCTCATTCGTTCATAATGAATGCTTCCAGGTCCTGAATGAGTGCTTCCAGGGCCTGTCTGAGCTCTTTTTCCAGCAGGTCATGCACCGCCCGCTGATCGGTTTCGGCCGCCAAGATTCCGGCGAGGCGGGCCGGCACGTTCAGGATTGCATCGCGGATTTGCCGGCCGAGCCGGAAGGCGTCCTGCTCGACGAGGGCTTTCCGCACAAGATCTCCGCTGCGTTCCAGAAAATCGAGTTCGGCCAATTTGGCCCGAAATTTCTCTTTTTTTGCTTGGTGCTGGGCAAACGCCGGCGACTTGCTGGGCCGCTCGTCATCAGGATCAGTCTCGCCGGGCCCGTCCGCTCCGCCGGGATCCCGCGGAGATTCTCCGGCGCCGATATAGATCGGTTTTGAGTACGGCTCTCGATCGGCATGCCGCATCGCCGCCCGCAATTTATCCGCCTCGTGAAAATCGAACGGCAGCATATAGTCGATCCCAACACGCTTGAGCTGTTCCGCGGCAGCCGGCTTCGAGATCCCGGCATATTTGGCATAGGCCGTGAGGTATCCAGGCCGCTTCCTGCGCTCAGACTTGGTAGCCTCATTTCCCATTTCCTAAGTAGTTAACCCCTACCTATGACAACCTCGATTCTCCCCCTGCCCCTAGCTCAAAACTGCGGCTTCGCTGACC